TGGTTCGCATTAGGTGGAATGTTACTTTATCCTGTTGCTGTTGTATTTGCAGCTGCTGTAGGTGGAATAGATAAAGCTGCCGATATCCTTGGAGATATGGCAGGGGTTTACTTTATCGCGGTTGCTGGTATTGTTGCTGCTTTCTTTGGTGCCTCTGCAATGAAATCAAAGAAATAATACTACTATAATTCGTCGTAACTAACGGTCGTTGGGAACTCATAGTCATCACCCTTTTCATTACGACGAATTATACCCTCTTTGGCCAGTTGTTCAAGTGTGCCAGATACACCCTCCATAATGCCTGCATTATAACTCTCCTTATTCACGGCAACCTCAATATCAGTTCTCAGGCCTATATTATAAAACCAAAAGGCAGTGACCGCTATAAGGAACAGACTGAATATAATCATTGTATCAATATGGCTCATTTCATTCCAGCAAACTTGTTAGCTAGTTCTGATGGTGGCGTTGGGTTGCCTCCAACTAAAGTCTGAGAAGATTCTTCGGTATCATATAATTTCATTTTAGACCTATCTATTCCTATAACAAACCTGCGATTCTTACCTAGATCATTATAACGATTCTTCAATTGCTTAACCATTAACTGACCAAGAGCTTCCAATTCCTCGGTATTGATCAAAGCAAACATTAAGTCAGCTGTTGCTGGTAAGCCAAATGATTCAGATGTATTTGTCAAATCTACGTCTGATGAATCAAATCCTTCTCGGTTAACCTGAGTGGCAGTCATAATAGGGACATTGAACTCTACGGCTAATCCTCGAATCTCTTCGGCTATTGCTTTAATATATGTATATGAGTTAATAGATCCACCCATACCTTTCATACGAGCTGATGCACAAATATTCAAGTAATCGATATAGATAACATCAGGCATAATATTACGCTTCAATCTTAATTCATTCAACAATGATCTGAAGTGACCAGTGTGTGCAGAACCTGTGGGATACTCCTTAATGATTAACTTACCGTGAGTCTTGGACGCAATCTTATGGACCTTATTATCAAAGACTTTCTTATCCATTGTAGCCAATCGACGGATATCAGTATTCATTAGATTAGCATCGATACGTTCAGCAACACGCTCTTCAGCCATCTCCATAGTGATATAAAGCACATTCTTACCCATAGTCATAGCTGCAGCTGCACAGTGACACATGAATAGAGATTTACCTGCACCAGTACCAGCAAGGATAACGCTTAATGATTTGTTAGGTAATCCTCCATTAGTAATCTCATTGAACAACTCAAGATCAAATGGTAACCTAGTTTCAGATGAATTATAGAACTCATATCGCTCTTCGGCATTATCAATATAATCGTGTCCCACAGATGAATCGAATGTTACAGACAAAGCATTCTGTAATAATTCAGGCATTGCCGTCTTATTGAGCTCAGCATGATCACCATTCATGATCTCAATTGATTCCAGTACTGCCAGATGTAATGCTCGTTCCTGACACCACTTCTCAGTATTATCAAGTAACCAATCATCATCCACTGGCTCTACTTTGGCATGCAGTATTGCTGATGCCTGTGCAAATTTATCCTCATTAATATCAGCCAAGTCAATCAAAAGAGATTCAGTGGTGGGCAGCTTGTTATATTTATTGACAAATTCAACAATGTCATTAAATACATCTCGCGACCCACCATCGAAGTACTCTGGCTTGATGAATGGTATTACAGTTCTCGTGAAGTTCTCGTTGGTAACGAGGTTACGGATTATTACCTGTTCTAGATTCATCACTACCTATCCTGTATGATTCACTTTCAAATGCATCTGCTATAATATCTTCTAGAGCTGATCCTAATATATCTCTCAGCTCGTCTTCATTGATATCGACTTGCCATGGGTTATCTATAATATCATAATCGAAAGATAACTTAGCATGCTCTTCATCAATAACTTTCATCGAGACCCTGCCATACAGAACCTGGAGATCATTATAATTGGATTCTTCATCCTTTATCTTAATGGCCCAGAATTCTGTATCATCATCACCTGATGGTACTAACTCATACAACTTCGACATCAATCTCTCCCTCGATCATTGGCTTGTGGCCTATTTGATAATATGAAATTAGGAATTGTGAGAAGTCAGTGTCCTTGAATATAGGACCCCAGAAGTCTTCATTTAAAGTATCTTTCTCTCGGATCTTGGTTCCTACCATTTCTCCTGTAGATCGATCCACAACCTGATACCAACCATTAGATGGCTTTGCCACATAATTACCAGCTAATGCGATTGATAATAAACCACTGAATCTTTCGATACCACCTTCCCATGTAACCGCGATTGGGATCTTAGACTTCTCTTTAACAAATCGAGACTTCTCAATGTTGATGATAAAGTTATAACCCTTGATCTCTGTGCCAACCTTTTCTTGTTGACGACCGATAATCCAGATGTTATCTGCACTATAATAAATTCCTGTGCCTCCAGATACAATTGCCTTTGGGAACAATCCGATCTCTTGATACGTATGATTGACAGCAACCATAGGAATATCTTTCATAGTCAAGTATGGTGTTATCATACGGAATAGACCTTTAAGAGCCTTTGCTCTGGTCATATCAGCAACAGATTTTTCATTCTGTGCATCATCCAATTCCTTCTTAGATGCAAGGTTACCAATAGAGTCTATAATGATAATGACCTTATCAGTACGTTCCATTTCTTCTAACTGAGAAACAATATCAAATTTCAATTGCTCCACGTTGGCTATTGGAGTATGCATCACTCGAGCAGTATCTATACCAAATGATTCAAAGTATGATTGTGGTGAACCAAACTCAGAATCGTAAAATAAGATAACAGCATCAGGATCAGAATCAAGATAAGCAGCCGCCATAAGCAATGCGAATGAAGTCTTGAAGTGTTTAGATGGTCCTGCCAATACGGTTAGTCCTGATTTAAGACCACCATCAGGATCGCCGGATAATGCAACATTAATCATAGGCACTGGCGTTGATACAGTATGCATATTCTTAAATAGTTTTGATTCTTTAAGAATCGATGTCTCTTTAATCTTAGAGCTCTTCTTCAATTTATCCATTATGGATGACATAGTACTTCCTCGTTTCGTTATTCATAATATATTATAACACACTTTCGATCAAATGTACACAACATTCTGCGATTTCTTGATTATATAATATCCGCGTTTTTGTATGCATATTCGATTGCTCGATCTGCTTCGATTTCTATAGGTCTATCTTTATACCAATGACCATTATCCATATCAATGCCCTTACATAACGTTGAAATTTCCTTGGATGATATAGGATACTTCTTATTAATAGCAGACATGGCAATGGATACCATTATTCTATACATCATATGATACCACCCATTGGTAAGTAATGCATACTGTATAACCATTTTCTTTGATACGAATGGGCAGTCTTTATAATCAGTCCATCTGATATTATTATTGGTCATTTGATCTTTTCGACGATTCAATAATTCATCTTTAACAGCATCTGGTAATCTATCATAGAAAGACAATTTGGTATTATCTGACCAAGGATATTTCATCATCAGAGTATCTGGATCTATAATCTCACCCTCATAAGTTATGAAGAAGTTATATGCTCCTGGATATACTGCGGGGACATAATACATACGACTTAGATCTTTAGTCTGGGCATCACCCATTTCATTGAATTGTGTGTTAATAGCAAACCAGAAATGTTTAATCTTATCTGATTTAACATCACGTTTCAATTGAAACACAACCCTGAACTTAGGATGCTCTTTAGTGGAAGATGCTGTGGAGTAACATATATATTGATAATCGCTATATCGTGCAAGAGCATCCTCAAAGGTACCCTCATAATCATCAACATCTAATGCTGCCCAGCATCCCCATTTGAGCACACCTTTATTGTTACGTGTTGCCCCTTCATTATATACAGCAGGTGATATCAGGGATGACCCAGGAGTCCAATCACCCTTCTTTGGTTTATATCCAGGCTTCTCAGACAGCGATCTGAGCATATTAGTGAAATCATCCCAGCTATCCAGCCTGACCTTACGGTGAGTCTTGATATCGAATGCCGATTCAAATACAGTTAATTCAAACATAATTTATCCAAAAAAATCTTCTAGCGTAGCACGAGGCTCTGCCGACCATCCTATAACATCCATAATAGCCGAAATTGGCTTTAAGAATGTCTTATCGAATTGTATATTATAATCTATATAGCTCTCAAGGGCAAGCTCTTTTGGTAAAATACTTGGAAAAGAAATGACATTCTCTCTTAGTGGATTAGGCATCCTTAGATACATGAACTTGACCTTATCACCAGATTTGATTGTCTCGTATTTATTATCAAGAGATTTAGATTTCAATACCTTATTATAAACTAAAGCTCCACGAACCGCGATAGGCGTCCCCTTATTATACACAGTATCCTTATTGGTATACTTCTGCATATTGTTACACCCTCGAGGGAATGCAATCTCATCTGGTCGGGCTGTTTTAAAATCTACTTTGAATTCGGACACATACTTCTGTAGATCTTGTTCAGTAGATTTCATAATAAGTTTAAATGCATCTTTTAATGCAGTCCTCACCATCATAGGTGTACTGGATTTAACTGCCTCAAGACCCATAACCTTTAGTTTAGGTTCCTTTAATCGAACACCCTCATCATCCAATACATTAAGAATATATCGTTTCTTTGCTGTCCAGATACCACGATCCGCAATGATCTCACGATCCATTTCTAGTCTGCGGGCATACCCATTAGTTAGATCATACATCTTACCATGTTCTTTAGTAAGGATAGATTTAAACTTATCACCACATACTGTATCTAAGAAGTCTACCGTATTCTTTGGTTTGAACTTATCTACAATGTCAGTCATGGATAGATATACAGAGTCTGTATCGATAGCGATAACATAATCCTTTGGTGTTGGATTACCCATAACACTATTCATGAAACCATTCATAGCACGTTCGGCCCACTTAATACACAACTGGCCCGTCATAGTGATACCTTCAGCAATTCGAATATCAAAGTATCTGAAGTATTCGTTGGCCATTGCTCCATATAGAGAGTTCAATAAGATCTTCTGAGACATTTGTTTAGACTTATTAGTGTTAACTACCTGTTCTAGACGTAATCTCTCTACAGGATCAGTTACCACCTGAAGTTCCCTTTCTCCTTGAAGCATATTACCTTTCGCCACTTTACGATCAGCATAGATGTCAACGATGATCTGGGGTATCATACCAGTCTCAGTATTATCAAAGTATGTTCCATTAGCAACGCATGGAAGATCATATCTTGGCTTGATTTCACCATTCAATAATTTTTCAACTGTAAATGATGGCTCCGATATATCAGAACGAATGGTCTCATGTGACATATTGTATTGAACAATGATGTTAGGATACAATGAGTTTACGTCGAATGATGCCACCCAATCATGCATCCCCACTTGAGGGTCTTTAACATAACCACCTGGATATGGTAACTTAATGTTATGCTTCTTTGGTGGAACTACCTTCTTATCTTTTAATAGTCTACGATAAATGATAGCATCCCATATACCAACAGTACCAAATGCATCCTCAAAGTTAACACCACCAGTAGTGGCAACCATCATAACAATAGAGAATAGACCAAGCTTCTCTTCCATACGAGGTATTAGGTATGTGTCCTGGATGTTATATTCAATGAATAACTGATGATTCTCATTGGCAAGGTTGACTAGGTTACCGTATTCAGAATAATCTAACTTCTTCTCACCTAGAACAACATGAGCTATATGATCTAATTTATATGATTCCTGGTTACCATACTGCATCGCAAACTTCTTGAATAGATCCATATAATCAAGTATCTGTATACCGAATATGTTATAGAAGTTATTAGGGCGACCCATAAAGGTAATGGTCTTGGCATTCAATCGTTTCCAGGGGGACATACGTAGAGCCGTCTCATCTCCCATCAGACGAGTAATACGATTGATGATGTATGGCATATCGAACATCTTACAGTTCCACCCAGTCACAACATCAGGAGAGTGTAGAGGTGATTCCCAATGTAACAGAAAGCTCCTTAGGA